ACCGGCGCCGTAGTTGGTGCTGGTGATAAAACGCGTCCCGCCCCCGCCCCCGCCGCCGACATCGATCAGCAGCGTCTCGCCCGGTGTCACCGCGAGCTCGTCATAGGCGAAGCCGCCGCCGCCGCCGGTCGAACCGCCGGCATCCTGTCCGCCGCCGCCGGCGCCGCCGCCGGCGCCCCAAAGCTTGACCTTGAGCAGCGTCACATCGGTCGGCACGACGAACGCGGCGCCGGTCTGCGCCGCCGAATAGACCTGCTGGTTGGCGAAATTCTGCTCGGCCGCGGCGATGAATCTCACGGCTCGATCCTCCCCAGGAACTGGACCTTGAGTCCCGCCGCCGTGCCGTTGCCGATCTGATCGACGTCGATGGTGATCTCATCATCGGCGTTGATGGTGGCGGCGCTGATGACGGCTGGCGTCGCGGCGGTGACAGAGGTCCGCTCCGTATTGTCGATCGTGAGCTTGGTCGAGAGGATCGAGGCGCCGTTCACGTTGACATCGATCGTGAGGATCGAACCGGAGGCCTGTGCGGTCTTCAGCGAAGCGCGGATACCGGTGAGGGTGATCTTGCGCGGCTGGCGGAAGGTGACTTTCGCGGTGCCGGCGGAGACCGCCGTGCTCTCGCCAGTGACGGCAACCGTCGTGTCGTCGGTGTTGTAGATGGAATCGTGCAGCGCCTTCGGCGTCACCGCTTCGCCGGTCGAACTGCCGAGGTTGGTGTTGGCGGTCGAGGCATAGACCGCGGTGCCGGCCGGCAGATTCTTGTTCTCCAGCGCATCGCCGGCCGCACTCCAGCCGAGCACCTGGTTGGCAATCGGGCTCGGCAGCACGGCCGAGACATTGGGATCGACCGTGACTGGAAAGGTGAGCGCGCGGTCGGTCGCGTCCTTGAGCTGCTGGTCGCGCATCGCTGCGCGATCGAACCCGCCCTCCAGCGTGTCGGCGGGCAGCGGATCGCCCTCGACATAGTCATCTTCCTGCGTGAACGGGATCTCGCGATAGATGGTGAAGGTCCCGCCACCCGCGGGCGGCACCGTCGCGGTCAAAGTGCCGCCAGCCCCGCCGCCACCCGAGACGGTGAAATCGGTGTCGAGGGCTAGCGTCGCGGCATTGCCGTCGGCGTCGACGAAGATCGCCCGAACGTCGGTGTCGTTGAAGAACGGAAAGTGGATCGCGAAGGCACTGGTCACGCCGTCGGTGACGTACTGCTCACGGTTGACGGTGCTGGAAACGGTCATGGGCGGAGGACCTCGGGAGGATGCGCAGGGACGCACAAGATCGAAGGATGCAGGCACCGAGCTTGCAATCCATAACTCACACTATAATGATATTTTTAGCAGATGTCCAGGCCTATTGGAGGCCTTCCTCTGACTTCATCGGACGCCCTCCAGCCCCTTCGCCGGCTGCATCGCTTGCAGGCGATGCACGTAACCGGCGAACTCCTTGAACCGTGGATCGCGCATGATATCGGTCTCCGCGGCCGAGCGATATTGGCGGACGGGATGAAGCGTGCTTTGGTTCCGTCCGGACCGTCGCTGCCTTTGGCGTAGATCTCCGACCACCGGTTGCGACCGGAGACGACCTGGTCCAGCAGATCCTTGGCGCCGAGCCCGTCGTAGAGTGCGGACTTCAATCCATTGCCGGCGAGCTGGACATAGGCGTCATAGACCTCTGGCCAGTCGCGGAAATTCACCGGCACGTTCTGGAAGCTGGTCTTCTTCTGAATGCCCGGCGGATAGATGCCGAGCCGCTGCAGCTCCTGATCGACCGCCGCGGCTCCTTCACCTGCCGTATCGGGATCGCCCCAGAGATTGCGGCGCGGCGTGAGCTGCGCGACCAGGGCCGGAAGCCGCGCCTGCATCGCGCCGAGCGGCGTCGCTGCAGACTGGGGCGCTCCGCCGGCAAAGAGCCGCGCGACATCGCCGCCGTCCTTGCGCCCCGGATCGCTCATCACCTGCGCGAAGTCGGCCAGATTCTGCAGATAGGTCTTATTGGTGGCGAACTGCGCGAGCGCGGCGATACCGCCGGCGGTCACTTCGTCCCATTGCGCGACGTGATCGGGATCGACGTCGCCGCGGTTGAGCGCCTCGGTCAGGTCGGCGGCAAACGCCAATGTCTGGCCGAGCGGATCCGACGGGTTGTAGGCCTGCCATGCGCCGTTGACGTTGACCGAATGCGGCCGCCAGCCGGTCTGCATCAGGCGTTCGCGCTCAGCCGGATCCTGCGGGCCCGAGCCCGAGACTTTGCCCTGCATCGCGAGATCGGCGGCGACCGCCAGAGCCGTCGAGCCCACCGCCATGCGCGCGAGCGCGAGGTCGCGCCTCGCCCCGCCCGCCGCGATATCGGCGCGCCACTGGCCGACCAGCGGTGCCAGCGGCGTGCGCTCGAAGCTGTAGCGCGCGACATTGATCGGCGCCCGCACGAAGGGAAAGATGAACGGCAACGGATTCAACGCGCCGCCGCCATTCTTCATTCGAGTCAAGGTCTGCCCGATCGCGCCGTTCGGATTGGTAAACGTGCTGTAAATGGCCGCATCGGCCGCCGCGAGGCGGATATTGGGCGGTGGATCGGCGACCAGCGCGGCGACGCGCTGGTCGAGCGCCGCGCCCTCGAGCCCTTCGCTCCGTGCCTGGCGGAAGGCCTGTGCATGCAGTTCCATCCGATAGCCGATCGCCTTGAAATAGGCATCCATGCCATCGAGCAGCTTGGGACCGACGCCGAAGGCCTTGCCCAGATAATCCACCACGCGTCCCGCCCCGCCGGCCTGATCGAGATCGAAGCGCGGGCCTTCCAGCTTGCCGATTTGCCAAGTCTCCGGTGTTGCCTTGCCGCGCGCGGCCTGGCTGGCGAGCCGCAGCGCATCCCATTGTCCCTCGAGAAGGCCATACATCATCGCCGTCGCCTCGCCTTCCGCGACGCCGCCGGAGCCGGTGGCCCGCGCGATCTTCGCGGCAACGCCGCGTTCGGCGATCTGCTGCATGGCGACGAAGAACCCGCTGGCCGTGTTGACGACATGCGGCAGCGGGGTCGACAGCAGACCATCGACATAGAGCTGCCGCACCGCATCCACCGAGTTCGCGGAAGCCGCACGGCGGATCAGCCGGTTCATGACCTTCGGATCGACCCCTGCCTGCGCCAGCGCGGAAAGACGCCACGCCAGGGCTTCCGAGACCTCGGAGCCACCGCTCGCAAGCAGCCTTTGCTCGAGCGCGCGCATCCGCTCCTGTCCGGTGCCGGCCGGCAGTCGCCAGGCATCGAGCGCCGACACGGTCTTGCCACCGGCGCCGAGCATCTCGGCCTGAATCGCATAATGCGTCGCCAGCATGCGGCGGAAGGCGTATTGATCCACTGCCGTCGCGTCGCGCGCCGCCGCCGCGCGAGCCGTCTCGATCAGCTTCTCCCGCGACGCCGTCAGCAGCCGGTTCGCCGCCTGCATCTCCTCCGGCGTGAAGTCGACGCCTTTGCGCTGCTTCAGCACGTCATCGACGCTCATGCCGAGGGTCGATCTTCGGCCCGGTCAAGCCATCGCGGGTTCCGGAGTAAAAGGCCGGAAGGCCGGTCCCTGCGCTCAGGGAATCCCAGGTGAAGGCGCGATAGCGATCGACCATCTTGCGGCCGACCAGATCGAACTGCTCGAGTGACGCGTCGGGGTTCTTGGCGGCCCAGAGCTCGAACTCCTGCAAGGCGTTGCGGGTTGCCTGGCGCGCCGCTTCCGAATTGTTGCCGAACAGGAAGCCACCTGAGCGTTCTGCGAGACACCGGACACGATCGAGCCGACCGCCTGAACCGCGGCCATCGCAAAGGGAGCCCACGCCATCCCATTACCTGCATTCCAGTCTTGTCATCGTATTCGCATCACTCTATTGGTGGCTCACAATCCTCGGTTGAGGTTGCTCGGGGGTTTTCAAAGTGTCCTACGCCCTGTCGATGGCGGTCGGCTTCGCGCTCGGGTTCTTCGTGCCGAGCCTGATCGCCGTGGCCGTCCTGGTTCCGATCGCGTCCGTTGGCGTCGACCTGCTGCTGTTCAAGTTTCTTGGCGAGCAGGTCGCGGGATATCTGGGCCTCGCGATCAACGTAGCCGTGGTCGCTTGCGGTGCCGCCGCCGGCATCAAGGCCGCGGACCGTTGATCCGGTGGGCGGCATGGCGCGCCTCCCTTGAGATACACGAAGACCTGGTAGTCGCATTCAAGGCGCTCCTCAGTTCCGTCTCGTCTCCCCGGAGACGCGTGGCGAGCATATTCCTTGCGAGATCAGGGTTAGCGTCGATGTCCAGCAAAGTGGCTTGGACCGCCTGCTGCTTCGGCTCGTCCAGCAGCATCGCAGTAAACACGAAAGGGCTTGCCTGGCGGGCGATCTGCGCCACGAAAGAGCGGTAGTCTCTTCTTAGGCCCTTCTGCAGGTGGGCAACTGCAGCCCCGCCACCTCCATTTCTGATCCAGGCCAGCATCTGTCCGGCCATCTCATTTGGCACAGGCTGAATCTTGTTCGGGTCGATGCCAATCCTTTCGAGTGCGGCATGTGTCAGCGCCGCCGCCTGGAAGAGAGACCCATCGTCGCCAGGCTTAACCGCCACTGCTCGGCCCAGCCATGCTCGCGCAGCGTGACGCCCAGATGCTGCTGGTGCGGCTGCAGCGCCAGGACGTGCAGGTGGCGGGGCTGATAGGGCTCGATCTGCATGCCGTACTCACCCCTTGTCGTAAGTCGTGACCTGCGGCTGGACGGCGATCACCGTCATCGGGAACGGCGCCGACTGGCGGAGCGCGATCCGGCCCTTGGTCTCGTAGCCTTTCTCCCAGAGGACGCGGCAGTCATCGTCGGCGATCGGCGGCGGTTCGCCCATCGGGATCGTCGTGCTGCGGTATTTGAGCGGCACCATGTTGGTGAAATCCGGTCCGGCCTCGCCGCCGAGGCTCTGCAGCACGCGGAAGGTGACCTCGTTGATGTGCTTCACCTTGCCCTGTGCCGTGCCGTCGGCCGCACCCGCCTCGATCCGCATGGTCTGGAGCCGCGAGTTGAACCGGAGCCCGGCCACCGCGTAGCCAACCGCGCGGGTCAAGGGCGCGCGGCCGTTCACCACCGTGACGTCGGGATGCGTGGCACCCTCGGCAACAGTAGCGGTATATCTAAGTCTGTGCTGGCAGGATGTTTGCCTGAGATCGGCGCGTCATCCGAGCAAAGGCAGCAGCTATATCGCGGCCGCGGCTGTGCTGAAGCGCCTCCCAGAGCAGGCGGTCTGCCCCGCGCCGCGCATACCAAAGCGCGCCACCGGTTCTGTTCGCTTGCAGAAAGCGCGCAACTGCGCTGCCCAGGTCCGGTCCCTCGTTCCCATGGGCAAAGCCGTCCACGGCGTCCCCGATTTTCGTCATCAGCCCGCCGATCAACTGCGCCGCACCGCTCTGCAGAAATGCCGAGATCCAGGCCTGCGGCGTCTGCAGATCAGGCGCCGCCTCATTCCGCAAGCGGCTTTTCAACTGCAGCGCCAGGATTGCCATCGACGTCATCGCCAGTGCGATCGGGAAGATTGCCGCGAAGGGACCACTGCCCAACGGCCTGAGCATGGCAACCCCGAAGGAGAAGACCGTCCGGCTCACGGGAAACGCTTCTTCGTCCAGGTCGAACAGCGGCATCGCAGCATCGGCAATCACGGCTGAGAGCCGCTCCATGTCGCCATCCAAAAGCCGCGCAGGGTCAATCATCCCGCCGGTCGCTGTGCCGCCGATCCGGCGCCAAGCTTCCGCGTCAAGGCCATGCCGGACGAAGGACGCGCGGAGTTCCGGGGGCAAGGCATCGAAAATCGCGGCACGATGCGCCGCGAAGCAGCCCAGTGCTTCCAGAGAGAAAGTATCTTGCCCGACGGCCAAAATACGATCGACGATGGGTCCTGACCCCTCCTGATCGGCGAGTTGGCGCTGCAACAGCAATGCGGTATCGCTGAGCCACATCTCGGCAATGACGCCGGTTCGTGCCGCCGCTTCTCGGTGCTTGCCGGAACCCTCAAGCCAGCGCTTCATCCGGCGGATGGCGGGCAGATCGTTCAGCGCTGCAACTTGCCTCAGTGCATCGAAATCCGTCGTCGCACTCAGGCGAGCTGTCTCCAGGAGGCTGTTCTCTACCCAAGCGGGTGCGCGAGCCACAACCGTCGCCGCGCGGTCCTCCAACGAAATCGGGAGAGTCGAGCCCGGAACTGCGAACGCTTCGGCACCATGCGGCTGTGATTGCAGGGGCTTCTGATCGCGCGTCTCCAAGGTGAGAATGCAGGTCCTCAGTCGCTCTGCGATCGCGGCAGCATCTGCCATTTGAGTGAGCGCTGCGTCAGCGTGCATCAACCGCAAGAAACCGTACGCCGCCTCCGTGAGGCCGGTTTCAACGAGCGAGCCCTCGAGGATCAACATCTCAACGGGCCGTTGCGCCGCGTGGGCTTCGGCGACAGCCATCACCGCCGCCCGCAGCGCAGGCGTGACTTCCATCCACGGCGCACCTTCTCTGGCGGCGAGGCGAAGGCGATGCCAATCCGCAGCGACTAACCTCAGAGCGTCCACAACTGGGGATGATGGGAAGCTTTCAATGACACGAGTCAGGGTTGGCCCGTACGCCCTTTCAATGAAAGAGGACTCGCCGGTTTCTTCCTCTCTCTCATGAGAGCTGCCCATGAAAGCGGCACGCTCTTCAGACGTCATCGCATTGCCGCGACGGCGGATTAGCACCGGTTGCTGGAAACGCGAAGTATCAAACCCATGGGCTTCCAGCTTTTGCCGGTACCGCAACGCTTCCTCTTTGTTTTCTGTGTAGATGCGATGCAGGTCGCCGAGCTTCTCGTATCCCACCTCGGCTAGGTCATCGCCACCAACGATGATTGCCTCCCCAAGATCGCTGTTCATTTCGGATGTCCACTTCGCTGAACGTCGTTTTCCGTGAAGCATCGTCAGTTACCTTTGAAATTTCTCTCGATCCGCGATCAACACTTCGGACAATTTAGGCGCGCCGCGATTTCAGCGGCGCGCTTCGGAAAGCTTTCGCCTCCATATTTCGGCCTATAATTCTTGAGCCTCAGGCACGCTTCGTCACGTTCGCCACACTCGAACATCAGAATCGCTTCGTAAAGCGGCATGATCCATTCTCTGTAGTACTTGCGTTCTCTCAGATAGCGGATTTGCCGTTCACGGGAGTGCATCTCGTCTAGGAACGGCAGAACTGAACTCCGAACACACGCCACGATCTCCGCCAGAAGAGTTGGATTATCCATTTTCCACCAGTCCTTGACCCCCGAAGAGAGGCCTGAAAGATTGTCGTGAACGGTACAATGCATTGCTCGGGGAAATGCAGGTACCTGCTCCCCCCCAGGCTTTTTGGTAAGCACTCTTGGTCAAAACTCCGGCGCTTACCGCGAATACAGATCCAAACTTGCTTCTTTCAAAATCGACGATGTCGATGAAATCGCCGATATCGCGCCGCCAAGTCGAACTCTTCCGCGAGAACCCCTCCGGAGCGAGAACCTCGCGCAGAGCCTTGGCGCAGTCCGACAATGGGGTCATAGAGCAGTCTCCATGGATAAAGTCTTTACGATTCCGGTTTCGGTCCTTAATTGCTGCTTCGGCTTTGCTTCAGAATTGGTTTCGCGTTTTTTTATATGACGGTTGGCCTTGCGGGCCTAGCTGCAGGCCGGCATTGTGGTTGCTCTTGCAGGAACCTGATCTTCCGCTTCAGTGCGATGCCGACAAGGAAGCTGGGCGTTGACCGATCACGCGGCAATCTGGCACTGCCCTCATGGCAAGCCCATAGCACAGCTGTGCATATTAGGTTTTCGAGCATCCTAAGCGGTCAGCGATCTCAGCCCACCGAATAGCCCACGCATCACTACGGACGCGGGGGTTATAGTTCTTGAGTAGAGAGCACGCTTCTGCCTGCTCTCCCAGCTCGAAGGTAAGGATAGCCAAGTATATCGTCCTTAGTGGGTCCCTGATCTTCGGTGGATATCTATTTTCCAGAAATTCGCGCTGTGCCTTACGATCATGCATGCGTTCAAAAAAGGGGAGTACAACTTGCTGAATGTCGGCCGTGACACTTGCGATCCAATTGTCGTCATCTATATCCCACCATCCCCCTCCCCGTTTCGTTAAGACATTGAGTCTTTCTTCGACGGTGCAAATCGCTGCCATTGGATACGCTGAAGACTCGCCGTCCCAGGCAACCGCATGGACGCTCTTTGTGAGAACGCCAATATTGATCGTGAATGACGAATCGAACTGGGATCTCTGAAACTCGATGACATCAATGCACCACCCGTTGTCTCGTCTCCACGTCGAACTCTTCCTTGAGAATCCGTGCGGAGAAAGGAGATCGCGGAGCTGCTTGGCAAAGTCTGGGAGCTTTTTCTTCATGGGTCGTAGTAGATTATTCGGGTTTTTTTGCCGAGTTCATCCTGATAACTCTTTCTCTTCCCCTCCCCTGCGATCTTACCTCCATCCGTCGTCGATTTCAGCTCGAAGATGTAATCTCTGGGCGTAAGGACATCGGGCTGGTAGTATTTGCCATTTGGTCGAACCAATCGAGGCTCCGATCGCCATCTGTCATCTTTTTTTGCTTTTCTCTTTATCCATGCTCTCAGGACTTTGTGCGCAGCCTGGCCCTTCGCAGCCCGCAGATTGTGGCCCTTTGCAGTCGGCAACCACCCAGCAGCAATTCGTTCCATCCATTCAGATTCTGCACGTTTAGCAGCAGCATTCATCTCTTGCCGTAAAGTTAGCGGCATCAGTTCGTCGGCTTCGACCACCTCATACTGAGTCTCGAGAGGATGACCATCGGACGTGGTCTCGCTTTCGAAGTAATTCCTACCGGGGGAGTCGATAGGGATCGGTCGCTCGCCGTTGACAATGGCCTTAGCCGCCTCCGCCACGTTAGCCGCATGTGCGGTGAGATCGCCCGCCGGACCGGTGGTCGCGACCTGCAGCTTACTGTCCAGCACGTCGGCGACGTCACGGCCTTCCTTCGGCAGAGCCGGATAGAGCTCTTGCGCCTGCTCCAACGCGGCACGCAGGCCGAAGGCGGTGGGTCCTCCGGCGCCCGATTCAACTCCGGGACCTGGATTCGGCACGTCCCGTCCGCCACCGCCAGGACCTGCGTCTGGCGCGAACGAAGAGCCAGTCGAGCCGGTTTTCCAGCGCGAGAGCAGGTAGGCGCCGCCCTCGCCGAGACCATGCAGGCCGGCACCCAACAACGCGCTGGCGGCGGCGGCGTAGCCCATGTCGCGGAGGACTTCATCGCCAGATTTCGAGTAGCCGAAGTGCTCTTGTTGAAACTTTGCTTCCGCGAGCTCGTTGATTCCCGTCTGGCCCGCGCCCAGAATTGCGTTGGAGGCAGCGGCCCACAGCAGGCGACCGATCAGCGTTTCTGCGTAGCCGGCCACGCCGACCGGCGCCGTCAGTGCAAACATCGTCAGCTCTTCGTCGCGGGACATGGTCCCGGCAGCGCTGCCGACTGCACCGCCGACCTTGCCGATGAAGGTCGCGCGCGCTCCAATGTCGGCCGCATGCGCCCGCGTGGCGGCTGACTCCTCGGCGATTTTCTGGTCGAAGGTCGTGGGATCCGGCAGATCCGGGTGGGTCTTGCGCTCCTTGATAATGATCTGGTCGAGCGCTCGGCTCCAGGCATCCTGCAGCGTGAAAAAATTGAACTGATCGCCCGGTTCGTACCCCGGGGGGGCCGCGCGCCGCGCGGCATCGACCATCGCCGGATTTCCCAGGCCGTTGTTCAGCGCATTCTGAAACTCCGGCTCGATCATGTAATAGGGGTTGGGGAAGTCACCCAGGCCGTACTCTTTCAGCTTGGTGATCGCTTCGTCATAGAATGCTCTCTTGCGCCGGTCGTAAATCGACGCGTGATCAGGCGTCCGCATCTCATCCCAGCGTGCGCCCACGTTCTCGCCGAAGCCGGTCGACGGCATCGCCCAGGCGGCACGGGCTTCGATCCCGGAATCCGGCTTCGGGAAGTATCCCAGGTTCATTGCAGGCCCGCCTTGTGCAGCAGCGGATTCATGTCGAGCACGAAGACGGCGCCGGTCTGCCCGTCGCGCACAGGCGCACCGTTGATCAGCACGCGATAGCGCCCGGGTCCAACCCAGACGAAGTTGCCTTCGTCCTGGATGTCGCGCGCTGTCACCGGCCGGCCATTGCCGAAGACCGGCCCACGTTGCCGGCTGGCTGCGGAGCCAGAGCCCAACGCTGCGTGCGCCGACTGGCCGACCAACAGGTTTTCGTCGATCGAAAGCACCAGCTGCTCGAACTGCGCCTCGGTCATTCCGGGCCGCGGCGGAATGATGACCTGTGCCGGACTGTTGCCGTTGTCATAGCGAAATGCGCCGCCGGTCACACGCCTGAAGGCTTCGTTCAGCAGGTTGATGTCGAGACTGCCGTTGTGCTCGCCGCGCTTGCTGTGGACCAGGGCGGCGTAATAGTCGGTGATTGCCTGGTGCAGAGCCAGTTGCTGATCGTGATTCTCCTCCATGAGGTTGCCGATGCGAGTGCCGATCTCGGTTTCGAGCTGGGCACCTTCGGGCAGCAGCTTCGGGTAGCGCTTCAGCACCTCGGCGCCGGCGATGATGTCATGGCCCAGCGCGCGATCTTCGCTGAGGAAGCTCAGATACATCGGAATGTCGCCGCCGCCGGCGAGTGGCTTCAACTCGTTGGCGACCTCAGCACCCGCTTCCTGCGGCAAGGCGGCGATCTTGCCGAGCAATGCCGTCTTTTCGTCGGCGGTCGCAAGGCCGCTATACACCTTGATAAAGCCTTGTTGCTCGTCCGGCGTCAGAACTGGTACGAACACGCCGTAATACTTGCCCGTCTGGACGCGTGCCGTCTCTCGTTCCTGGAGTGCCTTGCTGACCTCACTGCTGTTTCCATTGAGCAGCGGTCCCAACAAATCGGTGGGATTGACGATCTTGGCTTGGACGGCGACGGCAAGCGCATCCTTGCCCAGCGCCTCGGAAATCGTGTCCGCGGCCACCCGGGCGATCTCGGCGCGTCGGCTGTAGGTATTCGCCTCAATCGAGCTCGGATTGCTTTCCGCAAGTTTCAGGTTCCGGTCGTGCTCGGCCTGCAGCGCGGCCGGCGTCAGTGTTTGCGCCGTGCGCGCATAATCGAGATCGCCTTTCCAATTGGTCAGGGTCTCCAAGAGCTCCTTCTGGCCCGCCGCCTTGAGCTCGCCAGCCAGAGCATTGAAGCCGGCAAAATCAACCCCGCTCCTGTAGAGTTCGACCGCCTGCCCAACGCGAGTCTGCAATCCGACCGCGCGGTTGGCTTGTTCGGCCGCTGCCCGGGTCTGCTTGAGCTGCAGCAAGGCGTTCGCCTGGTTGATCGCTTGGGCAAGGCGGTCCGGGGCGCTGTCTTTCCATTTACCGGCCGTCGCATTAGCAAGGAACTGCGCCGGTCGGTTCTTAGCCTCGCTATTCATCGCGGCGTCAATAGCCTGTCCAACCAGATCGTGTTCGAGAGCGGCAGCCGCATTCGCGTCGTTGAGGTGCTGCCCCGCGACGAACTCGTGAATCTGCGGCTTGATCGATTCCAGTGCGTCGGGGTCGCGCATGACGGCGCCGATCCAACCGTTCATCGCGGCATTGGCGTCACGGCCACGCTTCGCAAGATCACTCGATGCCTGATACCGATGTGCCGTCTGCAACGTGCCGGCCTGTAGAGTCCCGAGATACTCCTGCATGCTGGCACGAGCGCCCGGCGACAGGCCCTCGAGCACCCCGTTATTGTAGTCCGTGGTCGCTTTCTGCACTGCCTCGGTAAATCCCACAGCGCCTTCCGGTGCGTTCGCGACGGCATCGTCATAGATCTTGTCGTAGGCCAGCATGGCTTCGGGCTTCGCCTTCGCCACCGCGGCGGCGTCATCGCGGGCCTGGACGATGGCATCCGCCTTGGCAATCTTTTCGCCGGTGTAGGACCCGGCCTTGGCGAGGTCCTGCAGACCGGCACCGAACACATCGGCCAGGGAGTTGCCGCCGGCCGGCACGCGGAGTTGCCCCTGCGGAAGCAGCCGGCGGTCCCAGGTCTGAAACTCCGCCATGCGTCACCTGTCCTTCGTCGTGTCGTTCAAGGCACGGCGCTGATAGTCCCAGTCGCCATACCCCTGCAGCGTACTGGTGCCCGCGCCGAAAAATCCGCCGACGAGCGCACTATCACCCTGCGCACGCGCACCCTTAGCCTGTGCGCGATAATTCCGTGCCTCGACCTTGCTGTTCCACCGCGCGGTCTGCGCGTCGAGCTCGGCGTTGATGTCGCTGTCGGCGAGGGCGTCGAGGAACGAGCCCGAGATATCGACGCCGCTGGCGCCGATCGCCGCGCGGTTCTGGCCGCTGAGCCGACGCGCCTTCTCGCGGACGAGCGCGGCTTCACTTTCGCCCTGCTGTTCCGCCAGCCGGGCATTGGCCTGGGCATAGCGAGCCTGGCTCTTCGCCTGGGCGTTCTGCGAGACACCGGACACGATCGAGCCGACCGCCTGAACCGCGGCCATCGCAATGGGAGCCCACGCCATATTGCGTTACCCTTCCTTGAGATAAACGAAGGCCTGGTAGTCGCGGCCTTGGTGGAACCGGCGCAGCACCGCCTCCGGCACGAAGCCGAGGAGGCGCGCCCAGTGCTGCGCCGGTGGGAAGCCGAGCAGCGCCTGGGCTTCGATGCGCTCGGCCGGATGTTGCGCGAGGCCGTGCTTGACCGCGCGCGTGAGCTTCAGCATGTGCGGACCCGCGCTTTCGCCGAGGATCGCCCAGGCGATGGCGCGGCCCGGCCAGCATTCCTGGAACCCGGCGCAGGCGATCGGCCGGTCCTCGATGAGTGCGGTCCAGCAGGGACCGGCATCGGCCACCTGCTCGGCCCAGCCATGCTCGCGCAGCGCGACGCCCAGATGCTGCTGGTGCGGCTGCAGCGCCAGGACGTGCAGGTGGCGGGGCTGATAGGGCTCGATCTGCATGCCGCGCTCACCCTTTGTCGTAAGTCGTGACCTGCGGGAGGACGGCGATCACCGTCATCGGGAACGGTGCCGACTGCCGGAGCGCGATGCGGCCCTGGGTCTCGTAGCCTTTCTCCCAGAGGACGCGGCAGTCGTCGTCGGCGATCGGCGGCGGCTCGCCCATCGGGATCGTCGTGCTCCGGTATTTGAGCGGCACCATGTTGGTGAAATCCGGTCCCGCCTCGCCGCCGAGGCTCTGCAGCACGCGGAAGGTGACCTCGTTGATGCGCTTCACCTTCCCTTGCGCCGTGCCGTCCGTCGCACCGGCCTCGATCCGCATGGTCTGGAGCCGCGAGTTGAACCGGAGCCCGGCCACCGCATAGCCGACCGCACGGGTCAGTGGCGCGCGGCCGTTCACCACCGTGACGTCGGGATGCGTGGCACCCTCGGCATTGATCGAGATGGTCTCGCCCTCGAGATGCCACAGATTGGAGAGCGCATTGGCCGAGAGCCGCCAGTTCGACGCGGCGACGAGATCGAGACCAGGCCAGGGGGAGAGGACGGTCGCCGTCACCTGATTGGTCGACGTGTAGCCAGTGATCTTCGCCTTGGCGGAGACCCAGGCGCCCTGGACCGCCGGGTCCTCGGCATCGAGGGCCGCATAGTCGAACCAGCGCATGGAGATCTCGCGGCCGACATCGCCGGGCTTGAACACCGCACCGCCGGCGGTGAAGACCACGCCCACCGCGCCCTTCACATTTGCGCCGGCGCCGGGCTGCAAGGTCACCGCCTGGCGGCCGTCGAAGATCAGGCCACTATCGACGTAAAAGGCCTGCTCCTGGTCGTCGGCATTCTCCCATTCCGGGGCGAGGAGCTCGACATAGCGCTCGGTCTTCCCGGCGATCATGCGCTGGACGATCAGCCAGATCTCGTCGCGCGCATCGTTGGGATCGGGGATCGCCGCGACCGAGCGCACGATCGGCGGGCGCTGCCGGGCCGCATCCTGGTGGCCGCCGAGGATCATCCGCGACCAGCCGATCTTCTGCTCGTCGCGGTCGTAAGTGAGCACGGGAAGCTGACCGTCGCCGCAGGTCATCCAGACCCACCCTTCCGGCTCCGACTGGAACGCCAATTGGCCAAACTCCAGCCGGCCGATATGGCCGGAGAGGATGGTGAGGTCGCCGGCGTTGAAGCCGTCGATTTCGTAGGTATAGTTGAGGTTACGAATCTTGCGGCGCTTCCTTTGGACGAAGATCACGTCCTTGCCGGTCCTGACCGGCTGCGAGCCCTCGTAGGAACCGTAGGTGGTGGCGCGGGTCGCCTTCACGTTGGTCGGCGTCAGCGCACCGTTCAAGGTGTTGGCGCGCACCACCCACTCGCCGCCTTTCGTTCCGACGAGCAGCCCCTTCTCGTCGTCCTTCATCCAGAGCACGTTGTTGACATCGCCGGAATCCAGCGGATAGGCGACCGCATTGTCGTCGGCGACCACGCTCGCGGTCGATGAGGGCGAGAAGGTCTCGTAATTGGAGGACATCGAGCCATCGACCCGCGTCGGCGCCAGCGGGCAACCGCCCCAGAACAGGCGGCCTTCATAGAACGTGACGCAGGCGGGATAGCCGCCGCCCTGGCTGTAAAGGCCGAGGCGCCAGCTGGCCGTCGCGGTCGCGGCGCCGAAATTGCTGAGGACATCCGCCGTCACCTGCACCGCCGAGGTGTAGGCGGTGATCTTCGCGTAGCCCCAGGTCGCACCGTGCTGAAGCCGGACGATGCGGCCGAGATCGGTCGGGTCGAAGATATGCGGCTTCGCCGTGCCGCCGCTTGTGTAGGCATTGGCGAAGGTCGAGCCGTTCAAGTCATAGGTGTTGGCGTTGACGCGGGTGACGGTCCAGGCCGCATTCGCCTCGGTCGTTCCGGTGACGCCGGTGATGTCGATCTTGTCGCCGGTCTTCCAGCCGTGATTGGCCGCAGTGACTCGGATCGCCCCGGCACCGTTGTTCGCCGCACCGGTGATCGCAGCCGAGGTCGTGCAGGATATAGTGATCCCGGCGCCGGAAGCGGCCGACGGCGCCAGCGTCGCCTGCGATGCGTTGACCGGCAGATACGGGCCATCCTGGAAATCGATCTGCGACAGCACCCAATTGGTGGCGCCGTAGCGCTGCAGCTTGCGGGGCACGTATTCGGTATGGGCGATGTAGAGAATGTCGGCGCTCTGCGCGAATTTGAGCTGCGCCAGATCGCCCTCCTGGTACGTGGTGGCGAGCGTATAAACCCGCGCCGCCGTGCCGCCGGAGACGTACGCGGAATAACCGGTGCCGTCGATCGCCGTGCCATGGTGGTCGGTGAGCTCGAACGTGTTCGCGGTCTTGTTCGCGACACGGAAGCGCCGGCCGTTGAGCTGGGTCATGCCGAGCAGATCGGCGATCTCGATGTCGTCGCCGTTGCTGTATCCATGGGCGGTCATGGTCAGCACGACAGGATTGGCCTGAGTCGCGCCAGCAATCCCGCGCCGGATCCGCGTGACCGCACCGCCGCTGGTGTACGCGGCGAACCCGCTGCTGTTGATGTTGTTGCCGCCGAGGTCCTGCAGGCTGAAAGTATTGACGCTGAGAACCGTGATGCGATAGGTCCCGCCGTTCAGCTGCGTCATGTCGCCGAGATCCGCAAGCCGCACCTGATCGTTGTTCTGAAAGCCATGCCCGGTACAGGTGATGACACAGGGATTGGCGGTGGTCGCGCCGGTCACGGTCTTTGCCGTGTCCTGATCCAGCAGCGGACCGTCGTTGCGGTAAAAGCGGACGTAGAGATGGCCGAACTCGAGCACATAGGCCTGCTCGGTCGAATATTCGAAGCGTACCAGCAGCGCGTCCCGATCGGGATAGCGCGTGGTTGCGATGAAGGAAGTCCCCGGCCGGCGCGAGGCCGGTCCAACCACCCGCGGCAGGAAGTTCTCCAGAATCCGGCAGGCGAAGCCGTAGCGCGAGAGATCGGTGCGGCCCTCGGTGATCGGCGCAAACTCGCCGGCATCGAAAGCGTTGAAGTTGGGAGAAGCGCGTACCATCAGCCGTCCGTCGTCAAAATCGGGAACTGGGTCGATTGATCGCGGGATTGCAGGAAGGAGAAGGCCGGATAGGGGTCCGGTTGCTTCTGCGCGCCGTTGATCCGCTTCGCCCGTGTGAGCGCGATGGCGAGGCCTTGCGCTGCGTCCTGTTTCTTTGTGTTGGACTGGGTCAGGTCCTCGACCACGTCATAAGCGAGCCAACGTGCCAGCGCCTCCACGGCATGAGGCGGCAAGCGTCCCGGATCGGCCGCGTCGTAGAGATAGAGGATGTCGAGCGGCGCTTCGGCATCGCTCAAGATCCATTGCGAGCCCGTCGCATCGGCCTCAAGGCTGAAATCGGGCCCGTTGCGGACCGCGAGGAGGCGCAGGAAGTCGGGCGGCACCGGATAGCCGTGGCGAAAGCCCCAGACCGGCGATACTGCAGAAGCCGGGAGGGATGCCCGCTTCTTGGCGAAATGCCATGGATGCTCGCAGAGGAAGGCGCGGCGGGTGTTGTCGTAGACGCGCCGCAGCGCCTTCGCCTGCTTGGTGTCGTCGTCAATCGAGACGATCGGCGCGTCGCCGAGGCATTCGAGCGCCCGGTTGCAGATCGCGGTCTGGGAGGCCATGCGTATGCTCCGTTACTTGAACGGCGTCGAGCGATGGTTGAAGAGATGCTGCAGCAGGACTTCGACCTGATCGCGAATCTCGTTGCGGGTCAGGTTCACTGCGTCATCCACCGAGAGCTCGATCTTCTTGCCGGTGGTGACGGTACCGGTGACGACGTCCTTCAGCTGATCGCCGCGGTTGATTCCCATGTACTGGATCGTCATGACATCACCACGAGAACACGCCCTGGAGCGCGAGCGTGCCCGAGGCGGTGAGCGCGGCGGTCAGAGTCAAAGCCACGTCGTATTCCAGATTGGGATCGGCGGTGAGGCCGAGCAGCTCCCAGATTCGCTTCTCGACATTGGCAACGTCGTCGGCCTCGAAGCGCACGTTGATGCCGGTCGTGCTCGCGGTAGCAACGGACTGGGCCGATGCGAACAGCGCTTGCGACACCACCGCGCCGCCATCGGCCGCCGAGCGATAGAGACCGAGATCTGCGGCACCACTGGTCAGAGCGTCGCAGAACAGGGTCAGCGACACCGGTCGCATCCAGGAGCCGACACGGAAGAAGCGGTAGGTCGAGCCGATGGAATCGCCGCTCACCGCTTCGACCGTGCCGGCGAACTGCTTCGAATTGCCGCCATGCACCCAGGAATTGGCGCGCAGGATCGGCGTTGCGTCGAGATTGGTAATGGAGAGGGTCTTATAGGCATTGATCGCCATGGAAGTTCCTTTCGCCGGAATGACACCGGGCTTACGGGATGGAGTTTGTGTTGGCAGAGATCGATGAAGGCCGCCGGTCGGGCGCGCGGCAAAGCACGCCCGACCGGCTCAAATGCTCAGCGGCACCAGACGCGGACGACCTTCTTCTCTTCGATGCGGGTTGCGCCGATCATCATGTCCATGTAGATCTGCCAAGGCTGGAGCTTGAGATCGGTCCGCTGCGTGATGTTGGTGGTCTGGTCCACCCAGACGCCGAGATGCATGCCGGAATTGACCCAGAACGGGATTCCGGTGGAGTTCTGGCCGAGATCGTCGGTGCCGGCGCAGATCCCAGTCACTTCCTCGGTCAGGACGAAGTTGATGCCCATGAAGCGGCGAATGCGACCCTCTTCGAGCACCGGCTTGGTCTGATAGTCCATGCTGGTGACCTGGATCTCGCCGAGGAGCGAGTCATGCGCCTTCGCGTTCAAGGCGCCGGTGATCTGCTCGCGGTCGAGATCGACATTGTTCTGCAGGAAAGTCTTCACGACCTCCCGCAGCTTGGCGACCGTGAGATTGGTCGCACCCGAAGCGCCATGCGAAGCCGAGACATTCTGGCCGCCCGCGCTGGTGAGCGTGTTGCCGAAGCCCGCCGAGCTCGCCGCGAGCTCGCCGGTCTTCGCCGGAGCGAAGAAGGCGCCGAGGATGACGTCGTCTTTCGCGCGGCCCATTGCATTGGCCGCGTTCATGACTAGGGTGGGCTTCGGATCGCCGAGCATCTGCAGCTCGTCGAACTTGTCCACGAGCTGGGCATGTTCATAGGGCTGCGGAAAGACCCAGCGGCGATCGAAATTCGCATCCTGCCGATCGATCGGCGTGAAGCGTTCGGTCACCGCCACCGCAGCGGTCGGTGCCACTTGGTTGACGGGGGACGCCTGCTTGCCCTGGTACTGGCCCTGGCCGACCAGGCCCTGCAGGCGCGAGCCGTATTGCTGCGACAAGAGGGCGAACTTGTCGGAAAACTGAATCGTACGGAGATTGATGAGATTGGCGGACATGAGACCTGCCTCAACGGTGAACGCGCCCACGACGTGGGGCGCACTGACGGTCGATGGCTTGTCCGCTGAATGCCCGGGCCGGCGGCTTCAAAAGCACGCGGCTTGTCGGGCACGGCACGGGGCCGCTCTCGCGGGTGTCGTCCGCTAAGCGATTGGATCGGGAGAGATGCGGGGCGCTCTATATAAGGAGAGGCTTATCCGCCGCCGCGATCCAATGAGATACACTATAGTGTGTTTTTCTCAAATCAGCAAGATGAATCGCACTCCTAACCTCTAACGTTCCATCACTTCTAACTTAGTTATTATAGGTTACTGATAGCTGCCGAAGGCCGCACGCCCCTATCTTTCTCCCTATCCCTATATAGAGACACATAAGCCGGCCTATTACGCCGCGCTCAAGGCAGCACAGCAGCGGCTCGACTGAGGGGAAGCTGTCGGCTTCATGGCACGCGCGGTTAACGGCACAGCCGAAGACGTCACGGTGACCCGTGCGGCGCTCCAGACGCTCATCAACCTCTAGAAAGCGCGCCGGAAGTTCCGCGGCGGCTCGGCGGCGTTGCGGGCGATCGACTTGCTGCCGCACTATCCTGTTCTGACGATCGACCGGCTTGCGGATTTTCTCGGCGTGACTTTCGCCGCGGCGGCCAATGCCGTAAAGCAGCTCGCAGACGTGGGTATTCTCGCCTAGCGCACCGGGCAGCGTTCGTATCGCGTTTTCAGCGCGCGCGAGGCGACCTCGATCATCAACCGCCCCTTCGGCGAAGAGCCGGTGCTGCCGGAACGCTGACTACCAGTCTTCGGCGCCGTTCAATTTCTCGACCTGCGCCGCGGCGAGGATGGCGGGATCGAACATGCGCATGTTGATGCCCATCTTCTTCTCAGGGTCCGGTGCCACGCGCTCCCACCACATGACGCAGCCGCAAGTCTTGCAGTGGACGAAGTAAAGTTCGTTGCGGCCCCAGGCATATTTCGCCAGTGCGTCCGGCATCGCCTCGGTCTGCACCGTCTTCGCGACAAAATAGGACCAGAGCACGCCATAGCGCCGGCAGATCGAGCAATTGCAATCGCTGACCCAGGCCGGTTGTTCGGACAGCGTAACCTTGACTGCGCCGCAATGGCAGGTGCCGGTGATCATCGCTGCACTCCGTGATGGGAGGAACAGAGCGCAACGATACCAAACCGGTCGAGAGAGACAAGCGAAGCGGTCTAACCCCTATTCGCCACCGCGCTGATCAACCGGTCGTATTCGGCGATCGCGCTCTTGTCGCCGGCGAAGTAGCGCTTGGTCCATTCGCGGTCGCCGCGGAGCTCGACCAGGCGCGCGTTGGCAGCTTCCGGGGTCAGCCAGCCGCCGCCGAATCCGCCGGTGCCGCTGCCGCGGTCTTCGGAGATCGCCGTGCCGATCTCGGAGAGAAGTGTCAGCATCGCGCGGGTGCCGATGGCGCGCTCGATCTTGCCCATCGCGGCGGGCTCAAGGCCGAAAGCGCGCGACGCGCGCTGGGCCGCGGCGAGACGTTGATCGGCCTCGCCACCCCAATCGCGGCGAAGCGCGTCAAACTCCTGGGCGGAACTCCGCTGGAAGGACTCGTTGTCGGCGGCGACAAGGGCCGCCTGCAGTTGCGCATGTTCGCCGGCGAGGGCGGTTGCGGTCTCCTTGCCGATACCGAGTTTCAGGAACACCTGCGCCATGCCATCGGCATAGCTGCGATCGGCCGCCCCGTCCGGCTTGCCGTCGGAACCGAGCGGCGCCAGGCCGTAATCTTCCCAGCGCGACGGAACGCCCATGCGGCGATGGATCTCCGCCCAGGCCGTCTTGTCCTGCGCGTCCTTCGGCCAGACCACCTTGTCGCGGCCCATCATGCTCTCGAGACTGCGGTGCGCCCGCACCATCTGCGTGAGGCCGCCATCGGCGGTCCAGCCCTTGTTCTCGAGCCAGCCTTGCGTCTCGCCGTCGAGTCCGGCGAACCAGCCACCGCCGCTCTCGCCGCCGCTTGGCGTATCGGCCGCACCGGCCATACCCGTTTCGACTTCACCGTCCATCATCGACCTCCTTGCCGTGCCGCAGCGGCCTCGATGCGCTCGCGTTGTGCCAGCGCCCAGGCCTGCGATGATTCCATTTCCAGCATCGCGCGGACGCGCAGCCAGACTTCGCGCCGTCCCTCGGCCACAGCCATGGCGTAAGGATCGACTGCCTTCTGGCCGCTGACCCGCACCGAGGATTGCTGCTCGCCGCAAAAGACGGCGAGGTCGCCGAGCACCGCGTCGCGCGCGAGCCCGCCGGCACCGAAGATTTGTTGGTAGGCCCGAACCAGATCCGGGCGGGGCAGAACCCGTTCAAGCAGACTCATACCGTGCCTCTATTGCGGTTGGGCTTGCGCAGCGGCGGCTTCGGCCTGCGCCAGATCCTTGATGCCGCCGGTGACTGCCGGGATCGTCGCCGCAGCCTGCGCCGCTTGCTGTGCCTGGGCACGGGCTTGGCGCAGGGCGTCGAGCTCGTCCTTGGAGCGAATCCACTTCGAAGGCACGCCGTTGATCTCGGCCAGACCCGGCGCGATCTCGTCCGGATTGAAGACGTCCATCACCGCGGGATCGGCATTGGCAAGCGGTGCCAGCGCCTCGATCGTGCGCAGGAGGCCAACACCTTGATCCGCCTTCATTGCGCGGGTGAGCGGTGAATCATATTCGAGCTTATAGCCGGCGTTGCGTTCCAGCATCACGGCGGGTGGCGGCGGCAGCGCACCCGCTCGTGCCAGCAGATCGATCTCACGCTCGACGATCGGACCCAGCAGCTCGGACTGCTGCCGTCCGGTCGTGGGCGCCAGCAGCGCGCCCTTCTCCTGCGCGCGGAGCAAGGCCTCGGTCGCCGTCATCTGCGGCGTCTCGACCAGGATCTGGAACAGAGTCACGAGGAAGGCGGCGTTGACGCTCTGCCGCCGCTCGGCGATCTCCTCCTTGACCGGCGCGAACTGGCTGCCGCGGTTGAGCGCGTGAATGAGCGGGCGGCCCTGATCATCGACGCCGCCATAGTTGATCGCGGCCGGCAGCAATGAGACGCCATCGCCCAAGGCCGAGAGCACACCGTCATTAGGTGCCAGCAGCGGTGGTGCGATCGAGAGCTGCGCCTCCTGCACCATGGTCTGGGCCATGACATTCAGCATCTTGGTGTCGGCCAAGGCCAGCATGCCCGGTGAATCACCATAGACCTGGCCGGGCCGCGTCACGTAGCGCGAGACCGCATAGGGGAAGGTGCGGAAGCCGCCCTGCCCCACCACCTGGCGCGCATCCTGGCAGACCCACCAGGATTCGTAGGCCATGCCGCTGCGACCCTTGCTGCCATGTGCGCGCGATGCATTCGGCCGCACGCAATGGAGATAGGTCGCCTTGTCGTCGGGCCTGGTCTCCAGCTTGGCCTTGATCTGGTCGGGCAGCTTATCGGCGCCGAAGCGCTGTGCCGCCTGCTCCGCCGTCATCTCCAGCTTGTAATGCGCGGTGCGGACCCGGCCTTGGAAATCCTCCACCACATAGAGGCCGGCGAGATTGCAGGCGCGGTAGGTGATGCCGGCACCGGGCGTCTCCTCGGAGAAGATGCCACCGGTGCCGAAGGCGCCTAGCGAACCGTAGACTTCGTGGATCTGCGAGGCGAAGTTGCTGCGGGGTGAATAGCGAAAAGCGAAGAGCCGGCGCGTCACCGCATCGCACCAGCGCTTGACCTCGATGTCGTCGGCGAGCTCGTCGTCCAGCGGCTTCAGCATGTGCCAGGTCTGCGCCCGCGGCGTCAGCATGGACTCGAAGGCCGCGGAGAAGCGGTCTAGCGCCAGCACCGCCGTCGAATCGAAGACCTGCGGCCGGAGTTGTGGCGTGCCCTTCATGGTAAACACGCCGGCGCGCGGCAGCATGAAATCCGCGATCTCCTGCCAGAGCGATTCGTAGATCGAGCGCTCGGCTTCGAGCTGCTGCTGCCGCCGCAGGATATCGCCGGCAATGTCGCGGCTGTCCTGTCCGGCGCGGCCGACGATCGCCGGCGCCGCAGGCGGGTGCGAGAGGACGGCATGCGTTCCGATCATGTATACCCCAGTGCAGAGAGCTTCTGCGCAAAAGCGTTGGCGGCCGGGATGCCGCCGGTATCATTGAGGTGGACTGTATTTGCCGCGGTGTCCCGCAAAGACGCAGGGAACATCAAACTTGTAAAATCGCTCTGGTCAGACGGCTGCTGCGACCCAACGGCGATCCCGGCGTCATCCAATCCCTGACAGCTCAGGCCCCCTTGAGTTGGCGCGCAGACATAGCCCTTCAAGTCGAATGAGTTGACGCCAAACCCCGAACGATAGCCAGTCGTGATAGCATCGGCGTTGGCCCAGGTCATATGACCGTTCGTACCGGCGTCGCCCCAGCGCAACGGCTCAACCACAATGAAGCGTGCGTTCGGCCCGTTGATGCTTTTCCACTTATTCACGATATCAGTCGTGTTCTGGATCGCGACCGTGCTCTCGCCGTCGTTCTCCGCGCACCAAATGATCAGAACCGTGCGCGGATCGTTGTAGAGCGGCTGTCGCTCCAGATAGTCGGCATAAGCCGCATCAGACTGGTCAACGAGGCCGTTGCGCAGTTGCGTCGACGTGATGCCCGGACGGGCCATGTTGTTGTACCAAGCGCCGCCCGCAAGATTATTTTTTATAAGTCGTGCATGCCACGTGGTGCCGGTTACGCCCATGATGGCGCCTGCCTGGTTTCCAAACGGCAAGCTGTTTCCAACACCGATGATGCTCATGGCGGGGTCGGTAATGCCGGTAGGCTGATCGATGGTGTAGGACTGGATGGTTCCGGTCCAGGTCGTGGTGCCGGCATAGAATGCCTTGCCGATGCAGAAGATGGGATAGTTAACCGGAGCGGAGGCCGGCATTGACTGCAACGCCGCACCGTTCAGGCTGGCCTTGATCCGATTGGAGACCTGCACCACGACACTGAACGCCGCACCATCGGCGACGGCGCCAAGGTCCACCGAAAAGACGACGAAGGCAGAGTTGGAGTATCCAACCTTGGTCTGGTGTGCGATGACGATGTGTCCATCGGACGCCCGCCGATAGACGTTGAGATACTCGTGGTTGGTGCCGGCGGCTGCCGCGTTGTTGGTCAACGCAAACAGCCATTCATCGTTCGTCGGCGAGACCTTTGCTGTGGCCGCTATGCGCCAGCGGTGCTTCCTCTGCCATCCCGTGCTGGTTGGCCGGCACAGCTTGATCGAGGCGTTGTCCACATTCCAGGAAGTGCCGCCCGAGGTGTTCTGTCGAGCGCCAAACCGCGCCCTGGATAGAGGTGCGGTGAACGGCGAGGCCCTGGTTCCAGTGCCGTTCGTCTGCTGGCTTGTACCGCCATTCGAGGTAAATGAGTAAGATGACTCCGTGCCGATGTTCCATGCGACATCAGCGCCATTCCGCGTAAGGTCGGCTTTGCCGTAATAGCTCTCGCCGCAGACGAAAGGTGGGAACTGCTCGGCACGGGATTGCGTCGCGCCGTTGACGGTGCACAGCAAGGAGCCGCTGGAATAGGCGAAGGTCGCCGGGCCCCCGGAAGTCTGCGTTGTGGACCAGCCCGCCAGATCGCCGCTCGCGAAGTCACCGTTGACCATAAATTCGGGTGCGCCGGTAACAACGACCGGCCCGACTGCGGCAACCTGCCCGCTCTGCGTGGCGCCCGGATCGAGTGATAGCAGCGCAGCCAGCTCACTGGCGTAAGTCGCGCCGCGCACCTTGTAGACGCCACCGAAACGGTCAATCTGGATCAGCGGCTGCTGCGGCCGCGATCGGCCGGGCGAGCTCATCAGTATTCCGGGATGAACGAACTGCATGGGTCGCTCAGCTGTTGGCGATTGCGGAGATCTTGGCCGTCGATCCGTCGCCGGCGATGCCGCGGAACTCGACCTGGTCCGCCGGCAGGCGCGGATCGTTGGTCGTCGCCGTTGGATTGGCAGCGAAGCGGAGGCTGCAGGCCGCGTCCGCCTGGAGGCGCACGAACCGGGTCTTGGCGTTGAATGCCGCGGACTGCGCGACACCCGAGGTGAAGTCTACCACCTGGGTCGCCAGCGGCGGCTCCTCGGGAACCTGCGCCACGGCGGTTCCCGGCCCACTCGCCGCCGTCACGCGGGCGTATTCAGAGATGTAGAGCTTGCTCATAGCGGTCTCCGTCGGTCCTGGAGTTCGGGAATTTCGGGGTCGGTGATCGGTGTCGGCATCACATCGGGCTTGCGCGCACCGATCGGAGCTCCAGCGATCGCGGGCTCTTCTGCTGACGCCGCTTCGGGCGTGTCTTCTCCTTCAGCCATTGGTCAAGTTCCTCGTACCCGTGAGCTCGGCGCCGACGCCGCTGCTGCCGCTCAGCATGGTCGAGGCCATGCCCTGCAGCGCGGCACGCCGCTTCTTCGCCTCCT